TGTAAGAATAGCTCCTGAAGTCACTGCTCCGGTTGCTGCTATTGTTGTACTGGCTGCTATTCCGCCAGTTACTGCTATATCACCAATAATACTAGCACCATCTGCAGCAACATGAAGTCCTGCTCCACTAGGGGTTCCTGTACCGGTTGTGGCTACAAGGCCTGTTCCAGCTGTAACTAATCCAGCAGCAGTATAAGAAGCAGCGGCTGCAGCAGTAGCAATCCATGTATAGCTGTTGGCAGTTATCTTAGACATAAAGAATACAATAGCGGTGGTTTTATTAACCCATATTTGGCCAATTTGACCTTTATCACGAACTGTTGGGTTACGAGCACTAACAATAGGAGGATTGGTAACTGCAACAAGTGCTTGGTTTAAACCATACGCTGTATTAAGAGGATAATTTACTGACATATTTTCTCCTGAAAAAAGGGTTAAATTTTACCGCCATTTACAGAAGCATGCCCTTATGCGGATAATGTTTCAAGAATTAATAATTATCCTGTACATTTACACATAATATGGTAAACTATAATTAGTTAAATAACACCTACAAATAGGAGGATTAATGGAAGAAGTTAAAGAAGTATCTGATGTAAAGAGATTGGTAGTTGATGTACCACGCGGCTTGCATAATGAGATTAAAACACAAGCCACGTGGAGAAATATAACGATTAGAAAGTATATAATAGGCGCTGTCTTAGAGCGTATAAAACGTGAGGAACAATATAAATGATACTAACAATAGTAATAATAGTAATAATCTTCTTTCTCTTGGTACCTACCCCTGAAATAGATAACGGTGACTATGATGAAGACCCTAGAGGATATTAAGATTATTTATTCATTTTTTTCTTCTCTTCATGTTTATACATTCTATCCAATTTCTCTGAATTCCTAATAAATGCTCTCTTACTCTGATTTGCAGCTGCTTTAATAGTATCTATGTATACTTCTCTTATTTCTTTATTTTTAAGCAATACTCGCATCGCTTTCATTGGTTCTTTATAAGTTCCTTGTAAAATCATTGTTATAGCTCTGCTCCAATGTATTTTATCTGACATGTTCTCTCTAGCAAAATCAATCGCCTTCTTCATTTCTTGCTGTCCAGCGTAAAGATCTTCCATCCTAGCTAAAGATACTATTCCTTCTGGATTAGTCTCTCCTGCTGTATTGATTGGTTCTGATATAATATCATCTAGTTGTTTAACATATCTCCTACTCTCTTTAGGAAGATGTGCCTGCCCTGATACTTTAGGATAATACGAAAGTTTAGTATTCTCCCTTAGCTCTTGTCTCGCATTTATCAACTCATTAACACTAATGCTACCTTTTCGGTCTGCAGTCCTACCTAATCTCTGTACTGCTCTACCGGCTAAATCACCAACTTGTTCGGTAAACGGAGAAAGAGGTATTCTATGGGTCCTCTGAAATTTTTCAAGTTTCTTTATTGTTTCATTAATATTTTCTTCTTGCCCAGCAAATGCTGACTTGTAGTGATTACTCTCATGTGTTATAAGCTTTGCTATTTTATCCTTTGTTCCATAAGATCCAGCAGTAAGCATAAATGCAGCTTTAGTTAATCCTTTAATACCTTCACCAGCTCCAAAAAAATCAGCTACATTCTCTCCTGTATATCCAGCTGCTGTTAAACCCAATGCTCTACCTAACGAAACTTTACCAGCAAACGGAAGCCATATCTTTGAAGCCATTGTTAATCCTTTTGGAATTGCTAACTTCCCAAGCCCAGCTACTGCCTTTGCAGGAGACATTAATGCTCCAATTAAGCCTGTAACATTTGCCCAAGCACTCTGTAATTCAGTTTCTGGCTCTGTATACCCAGAAGTTATCTTCTTAGCTACTTTTGCGACCTGCTCCATAGTTGGCAATCCATAAAATTCTGGATTCTCTTTTTGCCATTCAGAATAGCTACTAGTTCTACCGCCAGTAGCCCATTTAGCAATATCAGCGCCTAAAGAAATTAAAGAGCCTGTTCCACCAAGCAAAGGCTCAATAACACCTTTTTCAGCTGCTATAGCTGCATATTTTGGTACTTGTCCTAATGGAGATTCATACCAAGGAGCTTTTTTTTCTTCTTCTTCAGGGTTAAGTAAATTATAAGTATTTTTATCCTGTTGATTTTCTATATTTCCTTGGGATACTGACTTTAAGCCGTGTTTATTTATAGATTCTGCTATTTTCTTAAAGTCACGATTAACTAATTGCTCTAAGGCTTTAGGTTGTTCTCCATCATTTTCTAATATTTTTTCATCAGTTAAATTTGCATAAGCTCTATCGGATTGTGCTTGTGCTTCTAATCTATTAAGGATTCCGTGTTGAGATTCCTTACTATAAGTCAAAGAAGGTTTAATACCTCTCATAAAATCTATTTTAAACTTAGTTGATGGCCCAGTTCCCTTAAGCATATCGTTAACCATTTCTTCAATTGCAGAAAAATATCTCTGCGTTTCAGTATTCTGAAGAACTAATGGCTTATACCCACTCATACCGAATGCAACCTTACCAGTATCTAACATTTCTCGCGCTGAATTAACTTTTGCGATAATTCCATCACTTTTATCTTTTAATGCTCTAACTTCTTTAAGAAAAGGTTCGTTACTTTTATCTATATGTTGCTGTTTTGCAAAGGAAAACTCTCTTTCCTTAAATCCTTTGCGTTCTTCATATTCTCTAACCTTTTCAAGATAGTTTGCCTTAGTAACCCCATCCCCTCTTGTCTCAGATCCCCTTATATTTATTGGAAACTTTCTAGGTTCAGTTTGTCTAGGAGCTTCTTCACTAATCATAGGGATAGGAAGATTATTAGAGTATTGACTAGGTTCCTGAGGTTGTTGCTGTTGTCCAATATCTTGTCCAAATTGATTATATGGAGCTAATAGATTAGATAAACTACCAAATTGGTTAGGTTGAGCTCCTGATGTATTCACTCTAGGCTCATAACTTAAGTTATCTCCTGGAGGTGGATACATACTTTTAACTGATTGTTGTCCTTGTTGTGGGCTTTGCATTGCTGCTGCAATAGCCATTGGTTGGCCTTGTCCATTATTCATATTGCTAGCAACAGCTTGCTGAGGTTGGCTTTGTTGAATAGACTGGTCTGGAGCAAATAACTGCATAAGTTTCTCTTGAACTTCAGGCTTATGCGCCATCATTCCTATAAGTTTAGCAGCTTGAGGATCAAAGTTTCTTTCTTCAAGAATCCTGGACCATTCAGAAGCTGTTTTTTGACGCATTCTTTCTTCATGTTCTTCCTGCTTGCGCTGAAGAATATCATTAATTTTTATATTTGCGTATTGACCCAAAGCACCACTTAGACCTTGTCCAACACCTTGTCCCATAGCACTACCAATAGAAGAACCAGCCTTAGTAGCTCTATTACCATAATCTAATACTTGTAGCATAACGTCTCCTTATAAACCCATCAATAGAGGTAATAATTTCATCAACCCTTCTGCTCCACCACCCATAGCACGTCCTGCAAAGTTAGGTAAAAAACCACTTTGCGCAGGTCTGAATTGTGTTGAGAACTGAGGCTGTAAAGCCATTTGCAATTGCTGCATTAGATTACCTTGCTGCTGCATCCCGTAACCTTGCCTCATTGATGCTAAATTTCCCTCAAGACCAGCTCCTGCCTGCCCTAATGATCCTGCAAATGCACTAGATCTTTGACCACCACCTGAACCCATCTGAGAGAATCTTTCTGCAATCCCTGGAACAGTTTGCTGTTGAAATCCTTGTCTTGCTTGTTGTTCTATTGGAGCAAAATCAAACTTATTGCCTTGCAAACCTTGCATGGATGATCCAAGTAATTGCTGCAATGCGGTCATTTGCTGTGGGTTGAAATTTGGGGTCTGAGTTGTTCGCTCCTTAGTCCCCATAAAGAAATCGCCAAATCCTGACATAATGCGCCCCTATGATTTTAAATATTCTAAAACTACATACGTTGTTGTGTAATCACTATAATCAATTGCCGTCGTTATTATAAGATTATTAGCATCAACGGCTATAGATATAGAATTATTTACCGTACTAGAAGCATACGGCAAAGGTAAAGCACTAAATGTTGGATGAACAGCGTTCGGATTAGCCTGTCTAGTAGTACATCCATACATACGAGTAAAGGTTGCTCCTCTGTTAAGAGTTATTCCATGAGCATAGCTTTTAGTAGTAGCATTAGGCAGTGCTCCAAAATCTATAACCTTATTATAAACCTGACGATGTTCTGGTGTAGAACTAGTAGAAGAGTCAAGGGCCTTATTGGGGAAGAACGCCTGGCCCTTGACCGTTTCCGCTGTTTCATAATTAGAAGATTCTTTGTTGTTAATAGTCACCGCCATACGGTTGAGGTTCTGATACATGCGTACTAGAAGCTCCTTAAACTCTGGCTTAGTTACATCTACTTCTTTTATTTCTGTTACGTCCCATACTTGAGTCGTTGGTAGAAACGTCCCAGCACTATTATTAGCCATATTATTCCAATCTACTAGAAGGTTTTAGATGTAAAATTAACCCTTCAAGTGAAAATGCTTCTTGAGTTATTGCTGGAACTAGCATCTGTTCATCACTTAACTTAATATTTATCTGAACGCCATTTCCATCACCTTGAAAATAAACAGAATGCCAAAGTCTATCCTGATAACCCTCAGAAGTAACAATAGTATATGGTGATGTCTCTAAAACATTCGTTCCTAGCGTTGTCCCACTAGCTAAACCATCAGTAAGAAGAGATATTCCAGAACTAGAAGCAAAGTAATCAACAGTCACGGCTCCTGTAGATGTTCGCTCAACACAAAAATCTATCTTGCTAAGCTCTACGTTCTGGCCCTTATCTATATATGGATTCCACTGCTTAGATTTTATATTAATCCTTGATACTCGAGTAGCAGACGCTCCGCCAAGATAAACGCCAGTAAATGGTTTATCGCCGATGGTTATAGTATTTACCGTAGCAACTGAGACTCTATAGTTATTCTCATTAAGATCTAATGAAACAACCCCAGTAACAAGTCCATTTTTTATATATATATAATCACCATCATGTAATGAGTGATTTTCTATAGTTAACGTTGTCGTATTGGCAGCATAAGCTATATCGGTTATCTGCATAACAGGAGCATTAGTATTTCTAGTAGAATCAGCTATAAATACGTAACCTTGTTGGTTTCCTGCAAGTACAGACCTAAAATCAGCCTGAGAAATACCAGATACCCAAGTTCTTTCAGTTGCAGTCCACGAAAAGTCAGCATTAGCCCATACAGTATCATCTTGCTGCTCAAAATACCCAAAGCACGTTATACAATCATCATTCATAGCCCATGAATCATTCTTATAGTTATAAACGAGCACCTTGTTAGGAAATATATTAGATAATGCATCACACCCAACTTGTGGTAATGTCCAATAAACAGCTTCAGTATAGAAATCCCTTATGCCATTTATGCGTTCTATGCCATTATTCTCACCGCGTATATCAAATATCTTATTAGGGATTTTCGTGTCTATACGCTCAACGTTGCCACCACTACAGGCATGTATGCCAACATTACCTATAGTTAAGATAGCCTTGTCGAATGCAACTGATGAAAACGTAGCGTCAGAGCCTAGTTCGGTGTTAATCTTTTGCCATACAAATGGTTGAACCTGGTTTCCAGTATAGGCCAATTCCCAAGTAGACCTTTCAAAGTACACAATAAGTCTGTCTTTAATAAACTCAGCACTTATTATTTCTTCGTCAGTTGATGCATCTATCCATCCAGCTCCATCCCATCCAGCTTGATTATGCTCAAGCCAAGCAGAACCACCAGAAGCATAGAAGTAAAGATCTGCAAGTGGAGCGGCAGCTACAAAGTTATATGCTCCAGTTGTTATATTAAAAGTATATGTAGTAGCTTTCCATGTTGATCCAGATCTAGCCATTACTTGAACACCAGCAGCGCCAGTAGTTACCGTAAATACTTCGTTGCCAATAGTATACATCTGACCTACCTTGCCAGCTGTGGCCCCTCCAGCAAGCGTTCCAGCTAAAGCTCCAGTAGCACTTGTTGTCCCTATTTTCACAGGAGACGCTGGAAAGGGAACTCCGTTATGTGAATACCTGCAACGAGCTGGATAATGTGAATTTGTCGTTGCTGTTGAATTTGTTTCTATTGTGTTTAATAGGATAAGTCTGTCTTTAAAAGGAACTATTATCCTACAAGTCTGAACATAGTTACCAGACCCTGCAGTTAAAAACTTAGGTTTAAAAGCCGTCCAGGTAGTTCCATCAAATGAATAGATTGGATCATCACCAGCTCCTGGTGCACCCGATTTTACAGCGTTATAATTTGTAACAAACAACTGAACAAGTGAGGTATTAGCTCCTTCCCAGTTAGTTGCCCAAAAGAAATTGGAGTTATTACCCTTCCATACAGCTGTTCCTATACGAATCCATGACCCGCCAGAGTACTTATAAGCAAACTGTGTATCAAACGCATAGGCGTCATGCTGTATAATTGCTCCCTGCTCATAAAGAGTGATCCCCATAATAGGTTCAGCTGGGTAAAAGAATATCTGAGTCCTAAGACTAGCACCTGCAAAAACAAAATCTCCAGATGTTGTATCAAATGTCATAGTAGTTGAAGATCCAGTTGTAAGCATAGTCGAAGGTATTCCAAGTGAGGAAACTGTGAAAATTTCTTCACCTATTGAAAATGCCTGACCTACCTTAAACTTTGAACCTGGTATCGTACCCGTTGCACTACCAGCACCGTCAGTAGTTCCAACTCCTGAGCCTCCAGTTAAAGCTATACGAGCACGAGAAAACAGTGGAGCAGTTATATCAGAAGTAGAACCAGTACCAGTAAGTCGTCCGCCAAATCGCTTCCTAACGCGTCCACGAAAAACATACACGTTATCTAATTGCTCATATGCATCATCTGCGATAAGCCAGTTCTTCAAATCTGTCTGTAATCCGGTCTGGATCGGAGCTATAAGGAAACGATCGTTTGCCATCTTAGTATCCTATAGCAAAAACGTTAACCGTGATCGCTCCCTTCCATGCGCTTTTTCTTTGCACATAAACATGTGAAACGCCTGCTGAGATACCCCCATCAGTAGCGGTTACTATTGAATCTTCTATTGCTCCAGCTGGAAGAGTAAGTGTTGTAGCCTGACAGCTAAGATATGTACCAAAGCTCATAGCAAGTGGAATATTAACACTAGTGCCATTTTCAGCTATATTTCCAGAGCCCCATTGCATAATTATCCCAGAGGGTAGAATAGTGCATCCAGGGTTAGCTTTTACTGCATAACTAAACTCAGCAGAAGTACCATCACTTGGTTTTCTTAAAAATAAACTTGTTGTCCCACCAGTCCCTGCCTTAGCGTAAATAGCTAATTCTGTTGCAGCAGTAGACTTATCGGCTCCCTGTAGCGTAAATGTCGCACTCTTGTGCTTGCCTTGATCAGCTATATTGAATTCTTCGTGATCAACTGCAACAAATGTATTAATCTCAGTAAAGTTACCGTTAATATCTGACTGAGAAGTTGAAAGTTTGTCCGCAGCTAGCGGAACATTAGATTGAAAAGCCATCTAGTCACCTCTTAAAAGTTATCCCCACCAAACCCGCTGGATAAATTTATCTGTTCTGTATATATAGTCGATGTTCGTTCTTTAGACTGATTCATAATCGTACGTCTAAGCACGAGCAACTCTTGTTTCTTATACTCAGGCATAATCCCTTGAATTGAAGCTATATCTTGTCGATCTTCAAATACCTTCTTACATGCACCATATGCTATATATTGCCACCATTCAGCTAAATCTGGAGACTGAGAAGTGCTTAATAGCTCAGTAGGCCTAATATATGCTTCTAGCTCAACTTTATATGGTTGGTCTGGAATTGGGCGAACAACAAAAGAATCATTGAAATATAGCAATGCTGTCGGCCTAGAAACAACATACGGAAGAGTTTGACTCTTAACATCAGAACCAGACTTAGGAGCATGTAGAAAGCTAAAAGTATACACTCCAGTGATATAGTTTATTGACCCAACGGTAGCAGTAGTTGAAGCATCAATAAGTGAAGCTGAGTTTAGTCCATATGCCGGTAAATCAATAACTGCCAAACCAAGACCACTTGTATCGACACTACTAAACAAAATATTATCGCGCAAAACGGGTATGGATGTAAGAGTTCCTGCAAAAGTTGTAGTAATTCCATCACCGATTCCAATGGTTGCTATGCTATTTGTTTTAGGATAAATGCCATAAAATTGTTCTTGAGATTGAGACATGAACATCGTATATCCAGCAATAGAACAATAACTACCTACTGAAGTATACTTATTCTTAAAGTTATAAAGCGGATGCGTTGATGGAGTAGTAACTGTTGAATACGTATCAACATAAGGTTCAGTATAGAACGAAAAATTCTGACGCAATGAAAATAGTTTTAAATGCTCTGGAAAGTCATACAAAATAAAAGTATTTATGTAATCGTCCAATTCTGCATCTGTTAATTGCGTTGGTGAAGGGCTTCGTGATAGCCTTCTAATTTTTGTTCTTATAACGTTTAGTGTCGAAAGTGTATTGTCTGGCATACTACTCCAAGTTTATTAGTGCGTTCCTATTATTTCTTTAGCCGCCAATGCCAATGCAATCCATCTGGCCGTGCATTTCCAATTATCATAAAAAACTTAAGGTCACCGTCATATGTTTCATAAACTATAAACTCTGGTAGCCCTTCATCTTGAACATATTCCATCTCATATTCTTCATATGTATGTATATGTTTCGTTGTTTGACTACTATCCATACAGTTAGAATATGGAGTAATTCCAGTGAACATAAATATAGTTAAAATAAGGCCGAAAAAATTCATATTATTTACCTTTTTCAATATAATCTACCGTCACAATCTGCTTATCATTAAAGTTAAAGTCTTCTATATCTACAAACTCTAAACTCTGAAATCCAAATCGTCTTACTTTTTGCCCTACCTTCATAGAAGGCTTTCCAGCCTCTGTCTGTGTATGAACATGTACTGGGTACCATCCGTTCTTATTTAGATGCTTAGCAACCCCAAGTGGGATACTATAAACCTCTCCATCAACAAAGTCATAACGTTCTACTGGGTCTTCCTTATATACCTTAAAAATAAAGCTCATCGATCCACCTTCTACTTCGTAGAAACGGAAGATACCCTTAACCATCTCGCGGTCTTTATCACGTTGATACTTAAGGTTAGTCTTTATATTGTCTTTATTAATCTTATCCGAAAGTGCCATCTCTTCTCCTTTATGATTTTGAGAGGGGAAATGCTCCCCTCTCTTACAATTACTACGTATTAGATAAATGTAGCAAATGATTTGCCAGCGCGCCATTTAATTACGTCATTTGCAACACCAGTAGGCGTTCCAGATACCGCACCAAGGCTACCAAGCGTGATTCCAATAAAGCCAACATTTTCAGTTGCACTAGCAAGAGAAGTTACTACTTCTCCAACAGGCATAACTTCTGCAGGCGTGAAAGGAACAACAGCAGGCAATGGGAAATTAAATGCTGTATAACCAGTTGTATCAATATTAATAGAGAATGTTCCAGCAGTTAATACAGTTATCGTAGCTACTTGACCATTAAGCTCAGTCATGCCGCATATTGAAGGAACACTCATGCGAATGATTTGACCAGTTATATAACCATGATCAACAAGCGTAGTTACAACACCAGCAGCAGCAGCTGTGATATTAGCAATTACTCGTCGGCCAGGCGTAAACAACTTATACGTTGCAATATCAGGAGCTATCATTTTCATGAATCCTGCTCCATTAACAACACCAGGTGCTGTAGCTAACGCATTTGTTACCGTTACGCTTGTATTAGCAATAACCGTACCTGTAAAGTCAAGACCGTTGATGTTCGTATGAGCGCCACCATATATCCTATAAACAGCACCAGTTGTGAAAGGTGATGTTGCAGCAATAGAATAAACAGGAGCAACTACGTTTGTACCAGCTGTTACCGCTAATGTAGTACTTGAAGAAACTGAACTATCAATAGGAGTAAATCCAGGTCGTGATGCTACACCATTAAAGCCAATAAGTCCTGTTACTGAGTGAATTGCGTTAGTAGCTGCACCATGATAATGAATTATGTGATCGCCCGTTGACATTTCACGCTGCCAGTAATGGTACGTTGAGTCCCATTGCGTTGTTCCAGCAGTCGTGGTTAGATTCCATGTTTCCATCCAGTCAATGTCAGACCTTAAAACTATAGTCTTAGCCACACCGGTAGAAGTGAAATAACCTTGTTGAATGATTGTGTTATCAGCCATTATATCTCCTTAATTAAGCTAGTGTCGCGCGTAGGTTAATAATCCACAAATCGTTGCATATGCGTGGGCATGTTGCAAATTTGTAACCAACAGACGAGTTCAATGCAAGCGGTCCATCATAAATCGATGGATGATAGATAAAGCTAGCACTGTATCCATCTTGCTCGATTGTTGCATATGCTTCCATACCAACACAGAAGATATTATAAGTATCCGCATTAAGTGCTGAAGCAGCTGCATTCTTTGAACCAATTGAACTTACCAAGAAACGCAAGTTACCAATAGATCCCCATTCTGATTTCAATGCATTCATAGGTGCTGGATATTGGTTCTTATGAATGAACCCTTGTACAGCATCAAGATTGCCTGTCATCTTTGTTGAGCAAAGCCCAAAAAACGCATCTCTTACAGGTGCTGTTCCAAACTTGTCTTCACCTTCGATGTTATCCGTTATCGTGTTAGCATCGTTGTCAAGAAGTTCACGAACAACCAAATCAACGTCTGAACGTGTCAATTCAGTTGGATTATCCGAATCTTGTTACTTGTTAACTTAAACACCCCGTGATACGCTTATCGAATGAAAAAAAATGCAAAACAAGCTAATCATGCATATATTGATGTAGATAAAGGTATCAAAAGTTAATATTTAAGCGGGTAATCATTTCTGTTACCTCTCATAGTTTCCTATGAGGCCCGACTATCGCATCCTCTTTCGAGGTCTCTGAATTTAGTCTGTCAGGCTGCACGGCTTTCACCTGCTTGCCCCCTGTTGCCTTCGCCATGACGCGGTCAGGGATCCAAGTCAATTATCAGAGATTTTAAAACGGCAATTTTAATGACAACCGTTTACACCGCCTGTGCAGTTAATGAAACTTGCTGTTGATGCAAGCATGTTTCGCGTGAGCTGATCTTCGGTTTGTCTTAATGATACTCCGAGTCTTGTTGCAGCTTCGTTCAAGACTGGATCTAGACTCTGCAATGTAACTTGTTCATTTATTTGCACGAAGGTACCATAAAAACTAAGCTTTGCCTCAATGTCAACAGCTGTTAGCAATTGTCCTGGAGGAGTTACGCCTGTATTTCCTAGCGGTACCATAGCTGTCGATAAAGGATTATACCTTCTCATAACCAATGTATTTCCACCATTCCTAGGCATTTTTTTTAACATTGCTGGAATCTTGTGGATCATATTTGGAACAGCTACGCTAAGTAGCTTATAGCTGAAAGATTGTTGAACTGCGGCTGGCAACACAGTAGTAGTTGTAATAGCCATAATAAAACTCCTTAATCTTAAAGTTAATAGACCTTCATGTTTATACATACATGATGTTATGAACATGAGAAGTCAAAACTATACAATTAAAGTTGACGAGACTTTGATACGTCGAGAAGTGGTTTGCGAGACCACGTTACGCAGACGAGACTAGGCGAGCATCTCGTGATAACGCCTGAATACTTAGTATACGCTTTTACTAAAAAGTAATAAACAATAAAAAGACCGGATATCGTTAAGCGGATACCCAGTCTTTAGTGCTCACATAATCAGGATATAAATAAAATACTTAGTCCTTAGGACCAAAGATTTTATGCCACATCTCTTTTGCCCAGTCAAAAACCGCTACGAGATGCTGATAGGCTTCTACCAACCAATCCCTAACGAGTTCAAATACAGGCTTAAGGGCTAGCAATAAATTCTTTAATAAATCATACCATTTTGCAGCTTCATCCATAAGGTTAGTCATCTGCCCGATGCCTTTTGCTATTAGATCAGCTCCCTTA